ATTTATCGAGAGGCGTTTTCCCTTCCCCTCTCCACTTTCCGGGTTGTAATGAATTAATTTCTTCGCATTGTTCGGGAGTTACAAATTTTCCATCATTATAGACCTTTATTTTATTCACATCTATATATTCCGAAATACTATCATCTATTACACATTCTTCCCCAGTCATCGGGATCGTAATTTCGGTTACCATCCCTTCTGTACAACCACACCTCTTAAATAACATGTATCCAACTAGGAAAACTAATACATACACCAGTAACTCAGAAGTATTCATATATATATATATATATAAAATTCCAGATTTAAAAATAATTATCTATTTAACGATATAAATGGATATAGATGCCTTAAACGATAAACTAAAAAATATACAAGATTCATTGCAAGAAGAATCTCAAAAGAGTTTAGAATTCGCTAAAAAATTAAATGATTTAGAATTTGATGATCAGATTCAAGAGGGTGTAGCGAAGGATTATTATTATTCACAACTAGATGAAAGAGAAAAAATTTATCAAAAGAAAAATGATGAATACAAGAAATTAATTTCCGGTTTCTCAAAAGCATATTTAGAACTATGTGAATGGTATGTTGGACCAGAATTACCCAGAGATCATGAATCTACATTTTTGGATAGTAAAGATGATATAAATTCACTATATTTTTTGTTTGTAATGAGTTTGTTTTTAAAAGACTATAAAAATATAGAAAAAATATAATATAATTAGAGGGAATACAATTTCACACTAATATCACCCATACCACCTTGTAGTTTATCTACCGGAGTATTCATTCTTTCTTTACACTTATCTAAAATATCACTAACATCTTGATTTTTATATTCTTCAACATCATGGAGGATACCAATGATTAAACGACAACTATTACTATGAATACCATTTTTCGTAATCTTATCACATTGAAAACCCGATATTTCTTCTGGTATCTTTTCAGAATTTAAACATGGATCCATGATAGTTAGCACATAGTGTGTATAATCTCCATCTTTTAATTTTACAGTGAATGGTTCAACGTATACTGTACCCTCTCTCATAATGTCGCATAAACAAGGCCAACAACATCTATAGTATTTTCCATAATACTCTTTATCATCTAATCCTTTTACAACGATATTATCATATGTTTTTCCTCTCTTTGGATCAATTGGAGATCCACTAACAGCACAGTAAAATGTATTATATTTTTTAAATTCCTCTATTGTAGGATTTAATGAAACTATATGATGATAAAATTGAGGACCTCCAGCATTACGATTTCTATCTGGAAATATCTTATTAAAATCATTCATTAATTTTTCATATAGTTCATTATCGGTAAAACCTTCTTTAGTAAAATCTTCTTTAGTATCACTACATAAATACAACAAGTATAGAATCGCAATAACTATAGCTATAAATATTGTATATTTCATGTGTTTTATAATATAATATAATATATATTATGAAGAGTGTTACAATTTCAAAAACACATGTTACGACAAAGTATGAAAAAGATGATTTTGAAATGTTTAAGAATGAATTATTCTTTTATCTCTTGGGCAAACAGAAGAGACTAAATTACATACCCAAACTAGTATCATATGATTGCGATAAATTAATCATTTGTACTGAAAATGTAGGAACAACATTAGAAGAATATTGTAATAGCAAAGAAGAATTAGATGAGTTTTTGCCAAAAATACGTAACATATACAATAGATTCGTAAAACTAGGATATTATCACAATGATTTGCGTTATAAAAATATAATCATCGATCCAGATACAAAACGTTTGTATTTAATTGATTTTGAATTTACGAGTAGAGAATATAAAGATTTAGATGATGAAAATATTGTTAAAAATCTCAAGAAAAAAAAGCGCACTAAATCAAAATAATTTAAAAAATAAGAAATTATTAATTGTAAATGGATCCCGTTCAAATGATAGAAGAGGAACGCAAACGTAGATTAAAAGAGTTAGAACGTATACGTAAGATATATTATCCGTATTAAATAATATCTTCGCTAGAAGGTTCACTCACAGGTGGTTCATTAACAGTTTCACTATCCTGTTCACACACTGTTTCACAAGCGCTTGAGATAACTTTACAGTTGCATTGTGGATATTTTTCATATAGTTTTTGAATACTTAATTCTTTCATTTTCGCTTCAATCATAATATCTATTTCTACGCCATATTTTTCTGGTATTTCTAATAGATATTCTGGTAGTATTTCAATATAATCACTATGATGACCTATTCTCCCTGATCCTTGTTCAGAAACATGAAATTTAGGTTTGATACCTTTTGGTTTCCATGTTTCTAGTATGATTGGGATATATTCTTTAGCATCTAGAAAAGTTTCATCTTTATGAAGTAATTTATAACATTCAAAATGATGCGTATCAAATACAAGAGGGATACCTGTCATATCATGAATTCTCAGTGTATCATGGATACTATATGATTTTTCACAGTTTTCCAAGACCAGTCTGTCTTTTATTTTCTGAGGAAGTTTACGATAGTTTTCACACCATCGTTCCATTGTCGCCTCTTTATCACCATAAACACCACCACCATGAATAACCATAACTGAATCTTTTCCTAATCCCATCAAATCTAAAACATCCGCATGATATTCTAAATCTTTCAGAGTCTGTAAATATGCTTTTTCACTAGGACTCGCCAGAACATTGAATTGACCAGGATGAAAAGTTAACCGGTGACCTTTTTCTAAAGCATAATCACCTATTTTTTTCAGATGTTGTAGAGCAAAGTCATATGTGTAATCTGGTACTTTAGGATTGGTTTTGTGTTGAAATAATTCACTGCTTAATCTGAACACTCTGATACCATTCGCTTCATTCCACTCTAACATCTTGTATAAATCTTCTAGATTCGCTAAAATTCTTCGTTTCAATTCATCAATACCTTTTTCATCAATGATCCTCACTATGATTCTCCTTGCGGCATAAACAGGAGGTTTTTGCTTCTTCAAAGTTGTATTCATACAACAGAGACCCAACTGAACGGGTTTAGATTCCGACATCGTATATTTATGATCATATATTTGTTAATGATATATAAACCTAAGAATATCAAATTTTACTACAAATTTGATTCGCATGCTTTAAGATTAATTAATTAAAACTAGTTCATAGTAAAGAATGAATCAATTCAGGGGATTGTCTCCTGGAGACGATAATAATACCGAGATTACTGATCCTAAACAGTATAAGCGTGAGAAAAAAAAACTGAGACAGAAAAGAGAAAGATTTGAAAAATGTGATTGTGAAAAAACAAAAGAAAAATTATCTCATGAAATACGAATCCTCGAAATTGAAATAGGTGAATATGAAAATAGGAATAAAGTATTCACTAAAAAACAAAAACCAAAACCCAAACCTAAAGAGAAAGAATTTGTATTTGATGAAGATGAAATTCGTAAATACAATGAAAAGAGAAAGAGGGAAAATGAAGAGAAAGCGAAGAAGGAATGGGAAGAAAAGCAAAAAAGAAAAGAAGAATATTCTGAACATTGGAAGAAGTGGGATCAAAGGTCAAAATCATGGGAAAGCGAAGAAAATAAGAGAAAAAGATCAAACCAAGATTATAACAAAAGATCATACAATCGGTTACCAGATCAAGATGATAAGAAAAACCCCTTTGATTTAAAACCTTTCATCAAAGAGTACAATATGAAACTGAAAGATGTTCCAAAAGACATTATGAATTTAAATCATAAATTCACTATAGAAGATTATAAAAAACTATCACGCAAATACCACCCGGATAAGTTATCGGGTAAACAGGATTTTATGTATATTTTAAATGGAATAAGGGATCATTACATCAAAAGAGAGGTTAATCATGATGAAACATGGACAAAGTAATTATAATTTTTAATAATCTTCATAATTTTGATCCCGAAGATTAAAGAATATTTTGAGTTCATCATCTATCGTTAATTCCAAATCTTTATGGAAATAATTGTGCTACTATCTCACGCACTACCACGTTGAACACTCTTCATCGCGGGTACACGTATCACCGCCATTATATTTACATTGGTAGTTAGTGCCAAACAGACCACCATCTTCATACAACTTACCACATCCCGCGTAAGGACTTATCACCCAGTTTTTTACAGACACTTGATCACACTTATCATTGATTCCACCGGAGTTCCAATACACAGTATTCCCTAAACAATCACTATACCCTTCAACTCTTCCACATTTACCCATCATATGATATGCTAAAAAAGCACCAACTAAAAATAGCAAAACGTGTTCAACTTTCATTTCTCCCATTTATTTATAATACTATAAAACATTTTTTTTGAGGAATTATTCAAATCATATCAATATCAAAATTATAATTTATTCTTCTTCTATTCCGACCAATTTTCCATTTACGAAATGAAGTCCAGTTAGAATTTTACCACTTGTTACATTAAATTCGCTAGTAATATTTTTTTGTTCTACTCCCTTACCCTTCTCACCTTCGATAATATATTCTTGGTAGTTTGTCTTAAAAATAATTCTTTTACCCATATTCCATCCATTATAATAGTGCTTTATGTTAATGATTTTTTCGTCACCCTTTAATTTGATAGATTCCCCTTCATTTCCACCATCTTTCCCGGTTCCATAATATTTTATATTTCCATCGGTAAAACATAACCCTATTTTATCTATATCATAACCAATTCTACTTTCTATCCTTGTAATTTTATTTGTGTTTATTTTATCTTCAATCCAATTTGCCGGACATCTTTTACTCCATGCTTCAAAATCATAATTTACACTATCCATTTCTTGTTTGATTATATTATAAGGGCGACCATAGTGTGCTGAATTTTTATTTCCGCAGACTAATGTATTTTTGGAGGTATCCTCTGATGTATTTTTGGGTGTAAATGAACATATAAATTCTTTTATCATGTCAAACATTGATCGTTGTTCTTGCTCGACCTTGCATATTTTCGCATCTAACTCAGATAATTTCTTTAATATTTCTTCATAAGCATGATTATTGACATTTGTAGCTTGAACTAGAGGCATAGGGGCAGGACTCGGTGTTCCTTCCATTATTGAATATTTTTAATTATATCTTTTCTAATAAAATCAAATTTAGACCCTCTTTCCGCGTTTGCGAATTGTTCTTTTATTATTTTTTCGTTTATGTTTTTTACGAATAGTTGATTTCTTACGGATGCTAGCTTTCTTACGGATAGTTGCTTTCTTGGGGCGTTTCTTTTTGTAACAGCAATGTTTTCCTTCAGGGACTTCCATATTATCAGAACATGGAGGAGGAGGGTGTGCTTTAGATAAACATTTAGATTTATATAATGATTTCTTTTTATAACAACATTCTTTGCCTTCAGGAACTTCCATTGTATCATTAGGGCATGGTGGAGGAGGGTGTGCTTTTGTGCATTTAGATTTTTTAACTGTTTTAGGTTTATCAGGTTTCTTTTCTTTCATGGGTTCTGGTTCGGGTTCTTTCATTGGTTCTGGTTCGGGTTCTTCTACTATTTCTGGTTCAGGTTCTATTTCGCCTAAATTGTGTTTCACATTAATAACTTTTTCATTTTTCACATTAAAAGTTTGTTTAGGTGTTCTCTTACTTGGTTTAACACCATTCACAACTTCATCTATTAATTTCTGTTCTTGAGAATTTATTCCATAATATTTATAAATATCTTCATCTGTTTTTAATTTTCCATTATTTGGTTTTGTTATCATATTTAATATTTTAAATTCATTTATATAGTTAGGTGCTTCACTAAATTGTGTAATTTTTAATAAGAAATGAATTAATTTACTATCTAAAAATTTCATTAGATTACCTGTATTATCACTTTTATCTATTAAATGATACATAGTATTATTTGTTCCTCCCATTTCTTTTGAGAAATATTGAGGATATAAGAAAGCAGGTTTATTACCAGATTTATATGTCATAATAATTTTGGGTTTTGATATGTATTCGGTATTTTTATCTTTATCAGTGTAAGTTTTAAAAACTTTCACATATTCATTTTTAGAAACATCATAAAAGAATGCATGGGGGACACCCGATTTTTTAGTTTTATCATCCTTTCCTGGTTTGAATGATTGATTATATTGAATATTAAACTTATCACCTTTTTTAGTAAATAATTTACCTAATATAGAAACAACCTCATCATTAATTAAATGTGGAATAAATGGTAAATCATTTAGCTTTGTTTTTGTATCTATTTTAATAGATTGAAACTCATTAATGACGTGTGTATTTGTGGATTTCTTTGTTTTATTTAATACATAGTAATCTACTCTCGGAAAGTGTGGTATTTTAACATCGGATATTTTTAATGCTTCTAAATGATATGGTTTAAAACTATCCCATATATCCCCACCAGAAGCCCTTTCACCCTTTGGTTTCCTCCAACCCGTTGGATGTATCATAACTAAATATCCATTATCATTTAATATTCTTAAAGATTTTTCAACGAAACCCTTCCAGAATACACCGCCACCCTTACCGACACCCCCCTCATTATAAGGTGGATTCGCCATAATTATATCAAAATCATTTAAATCATATGAATCATCTAAAAACGATATTGTTACCTTATCTTTTTTTCCGATATTCAATTTATATCCTTTTTTACCATCCCACCCACAGAATATCTTATTTAATATCATAATGCTCTTTTTACTGATTTCAACCATGTATAACATATTTTGTATAATGTGTTTTCTACGTTCTTCTTCATTTGGCTTCCAAGATTTCAAACCCTCCATTAATCTTAAATAAACGCATATGGGAAAATTACCAATGCCAACAGCCGGATCTAACCATTTTAGGGTATGATCAGACCAAACATTCTTCGGTAATTTATCCAACATTTCCTCAACAATATAAATTGGTGTAAAAACTTCGCCACTCTGTTTTCTTTCTTTTTCTTTTGGTGCTAGATTATCATTAATATACTCTAATAATTTATCGGGTTCTCTGATAGTGTAATATTTCTTTTTCTGGGACATCACTAACTTATTAATAGCATATAAATTATTTTCTTTCTCTGATGAAAATTTTAATATTGAATCTAAAATAATATTTAACATATCTTCATCATACATGTTATCATAATCTCCTGTAATACGACCATTTAAAATCTCCAAGAATATTTCTTTACGATCTAAAAAAACTTCCTCTTTTAATTGATTTATATCGTTTACAATATTTACTTGTCGTCCTTCTTCAATATCTTCTGTAGATATATCAGATGTTAATATACAGCCCGTATTATCGCCTTTAGTATATAATGAAAATATGTTTAATAAGGAAACCAATTCTGTTATGACCTCCGCAGCTAATTGAGATAATGGTATTTTTTTTATTTCTTTTTCTTTCTTCGTTTCATTTTCTCCAGAATCATCAGTGGTTGATTCACCATCTACTTTTCTTCCCTTTTCACCTGGTTCAAAACCTTCCTCGGCTTCTTGTAATGTCTTTTTTTTAGGACGTTTTGGTAATTTGATTTCTCTTAAATTATTTTCAATGCTTTTTAAAACATTTTCATCATATTTTAAAACTTTTTCAGTTAGTTTTCTCATATCATCTACATTTTTATCCCAAGAACTGTATAATTTATTAAACATCTGATTTACAAATTCTTTTCTTTCATTCGGATCTTCTGAATTATATTTATCATGAAATACATCTTCATCTATATTTATACAATCTGATATTAATTCATATTTACTTTTACCTCCACTTTTTTTAGCTGTTAAATTTTCCCCGAATAAGAGAGCATTAGTTAATGCTCTCTGAGGATTTAAATCCACCATGAATCCATATTTCTTTTCTGGACAGAAATAATTTTCATCATGACAACGTGGTACATTAACCTCTGTCATTGATCGAAATAACATCTGAAATATAGCATCGGAACTTGTTACCATATTCCATAAAGTTACAATATCCACATTTCTTAATGATATACCTAATTGCAATCTTGCCCCCGCTAAAACAATTATATTTTTCTTTACCTCATTTTCTAATTCTTGAATTTCTTTTTTTATTTTATGGGGGTCTTGCATGTATCTTGCCATTGTTGTATCTTTTTCCCCTTTAACATCTACTGCAACATAAAAATGAAATTGTTTAGTTATATCTTGAAATTCAGAATGCTTAAATAATCCAATTAAAGCATTCACTATATCAACTATCTTTCTATTAGGACCATAAGGTAAAAACCACAATTGAGTCGTATAATGATTGGGGGATTGCATTGTTCTACATTTTTCTTCAGTACAAATTTTTTGTATTCTGGGTAATATACCCCTTTGCCGATATATATGTTGATTTCCATAAGAAAGTTTTTTATCAGGATACCCAAAATAATATCTCATCATTTGTATCATTTGGTCTTGATTGGAAAATAGACCACCTTGAACTGTAAATAATTTATCCATGTCAAACCCGTATGAATCCATATCAATTTTATCCTTTTCCTGTTGTAAATATTGATAATCCCATATAGATGTCATTAAATATGGTTTAGGATACATTTCATAGGATTTTATTATTTTTTCACTATCATTATCGAAAAAATCCAAAGCATGATCATATATTCTATGACCATACCTATCTCTAATAGGATTATCTTTGATATTGAAACCTTTATCTTTGAACATTTGAATATCATTTATATCCCATGTTAATTTACATTTTTCGGCATCTATTCCATAAACTGATAGAGGTTTATTATATGTTGCCGTGACAAATAATTTAGGGGTGTTTTTACCTAATCCTTCTAAGACACTTAATATTTCTTGAGCATTTTCTGTAGACATTCCAAAGTGTGCCTCATCTAAAAGAATTAGATCGAATTTTTTATCACCATCCAATAATTTTCGGACCCGCTCTTCTGTGGTTTTTTTTATGAGTTGTATATTTTGATTTTCTGGGGTCTTATTAGTTTCATTGCCTTCTTTATATCCAAGCATCTGTTTAGAAACTATAAATAAGTTATGTTTCTTTTTACCAAGTTCTTTTCTAATATTTGTTTTTCCAGATTTCAATTTAATACAATTAATATCAAGATTATCAAAATCTATATAACTATTGTATATATCATCATATTCTCCAAATGTTTCATTGGGAGCGGGTGTAACTAATATAAAGTTTAAACCTCTCGTGTTACCAAATTTATTCATTTCTTTCACATATTCTATTATAGAACCCATCATTATATAAGATTTCCCGGATCTTGGTATAGCCCCAACCAGTATATTTTTTTCATTTTCTTTTAATATTAATTCATTTATCTTATCAATAAAAAGTTTCTGATGGAATCTTGGAACGAATGGAGATTTTAATATTTGGAGATAACTATCTTTGCCTACACTGAATCTAGTTCTACTTATTTCATCTTCTAAATAATTATATTGATCCAATAATAATTTTAACTCTGTAATAGCTTGTTCAAGGTCTTTCTCATCATAAATATTTGGAAAATTTCCATCCCCTTTAGGATCTATATATTTCATCATGATACCACTTGATTCTTGTTGTTGGTTGAATTTTTTAATAACGTCTCCTTTATCTTTTACAAAAATTAAAATATGAATGTTTCTATTTTCTTTTTTATGTTTTTCTATCATTGTACATAATTTACCAATATCATAGCTACCAACATCTTTACCTTTTTCATAATACTTTACTGATATAAAATATACATCTTCTTTTTCTTTCTCATCTTCTTTATTTTTATATTTATTAACAAATGATATATCGGAATATCCCCCACTATTACCACTTTGAATATTTTCATCTAAATATCTTTTGAATTGTCCAGATTCCCAACAATTTTCTTTAAAATCAATATTTTCTACATTTAGATTTCCGAATAAATGACACGTATTATATTTTATAATACCTTCTTTCCGTTCTTCATTATTTTTAAGGTTATTTTTCATTGTTAAACCATCTACAACACCGAATTTAATACAAATATCCCATAATCTTTCATAAACAAATCCTCTATAAGACAGATTTTCTTCTATTCCTCCCGTGTATTCTATCTTACAACTCCCGGCTTCTGATAAAATTTGTTTAACGGATTTATGTTTCATATCTTTTATTAAATCTTCAACACTCCCACTTTTACATTTCCCTATAATCACCCCAACTTCCGGTTCAACAACCACATGCTCCTCAGCAGGTTCAGGTTCCATATAATTATATTATATGAAAACATAAAAATACATATTAAAAATTAAATTAAATCATCTTTTCCAACATCTCTAAGATATCTACTATGACTTTGCAATCCATGTAATTATAATAAATTATTTTTTTTATTTCTGTATATCGTTTTATGGGTATCTTTTTACTTAAAGCATCCTTTGATTTTTGTATGACTTCTATCATCGCTTCTAATCCATCTGTATCATCTACCCACTTATTTTTGATTAATTCATGATTATACAACATTTTAACGATTTCTTTTAATCCATATCCAAAACACCCTTGAATCGTAATCGGTTCACTTTTAAAATAAGATAACAAATCAACATATGTAAAAGTAGGATAATCTAGATGAGGATATTGGGCTTTCATGTAATCAATATAAACGCGCTCTGCTGATGACCAATGATATATTTTAATATCATTTCCTACAACCCGTTTCAAATATTGTAACCAATATCTGACTATTTTTTCTTCTTCATCAAGAGTTAGATAACGAATAGTGAAATCTTTGAATACATTGTTTTTCAGATTAATACAACCTATAATACAAATTTTAGGAATTTCATCACGTATCTCATCATTAAAATAACTACTTCTTTCCTCTAGATTAATTACACTCTCAAAATCCAATACAATTGAGTCGGTTCTATCTACAATATGATTGATAAATTCTCTAGATTTAATTCGTCTCGGTGAAATTTTCAACTCAGTTTGCCGATTCATATGAATCATCTTTTCTTGGATTCTATTTCTTTCTGAAACATGAGCTTCATAAGGATAAATATTATTAAGCAATAGTGGGTCTTGCCATGTATAAATTCCTTTATCATGTAACAGACATCTTTTATGATATGAAATATTCCATACAAGTGTTATTTCTTGTATTTCTTCAGCTAATCGTTTCTTTTCATTGTACCATGGCCCCGTTTTAATATTCATATTTGGATATAATTCAGTGATTGTTGGTTTCGGATAAATTAACCATTCATCATAGTAATGATTTAAATTATCTATCCATGCCAAAGCATGCTGTATCTTATAAAGCATATCATTGTGAAAAGCATATCTTCCAACAACACTTTTCTTTTTTAAGATGCTATCTTTGTATTTATATTCTTTAGCGAATAAGATACCATACTCATTATAACCTAGGATCTCATTACATAAATAGATTTTACATTTGTAATAATACAATAGATTATCGTTAATCAAATCTGTCAAGTCTTTATTAAAGTTTACCGTTTGATAAACTATGTCTGAAACAATGTAAAGGGGCCAAAATGATTTATGTAAGTCTGGTATATGTACTTCATTGAATATTTCATTAAAGATATCCCTGTGAATGATAAAATCTGGTATGACACTCACATCATATCTTTCATGATACAAAATGGGTCTAATAAAGATACACTTTTGTTTCTCTTCTATTTTAGTCTTTAACAATTCATATTCTTGATCTTTATGAGTTTCATAATCCGAACTCATTAAAAACTGTATAAAATTTTCTTTGTATGAATATTTCTTTTCCCTTAATTCTATTTCAAATCGAGACGGTTCAGAAAACTCATAAGTGTTATATATCTGATTTATCTTTTCAAACCAATCAGATAAAGGATCATTAATAATATAATTTTTCAAATCATGAAATGAAATCATATTAATAAGATTTATTATTTTTAATTAAATTTTAAACTTTATAGTGAATTAATTAAATTGATAAGTTTTTCTTTCACTTGTTTCATAGATTTTCTTTTTGTCTTCTTGTGCTTACTGGATTTCTTACGTTTGCCAGCCTTCTTGCGCTTACCCGATTTCTTTTTTGATTTCTTTTTAGAACGCTTTTTGCGTTTGGTGCCGCCCCCACTCATGCCGCCTCCACTCATGTCAGAAGAACTATCAATGAGATCCTGCGATAATGGATCATCACCTTGACCACCATCTTCTGGATCAGGTAAGGCTAAATCAAACTCAGCCAAATATCCCATTACTTCTAAATTCCATTCATCACGTTTATTTTCCAAAGAACCACCCGGAACAAATAACTCTTCTATTTTTTGTCTAGCAACTTGGTAACCATAAGATTTAACAACACCTTCCACCGCCCCTTTAATTAAATTCTGTGTTGCCGACAAAGTATCTGGATCTATCATTCTTAAATCGCCCGCATTGTTAATTACAGTTATTAAGTTTCCTAAGGGAGTATCCAATGTTACTAATTTAGTTGGATTATTATCTGCGCGTAATATTCTAATATTCAACAAATCAAATTGAAATTTTAATGAGTATTTATATAATTCCATAAAATCTTCGCTCAATTCTGGACAAGCACTAAAATACAACCCTCGATTATCTATTACCGTGTTAAATACCATTGAACCCCAGGTTAGTATATATTCTACAGACCATGCGGAAACATCCTCATTTAGAAATCTTGTCAGAGAATCTATATTTCCACCACTTTGACGAACAGGTTCTCTTAGCCATTCAATACCACCTGGTTTATTTACGCACAATTTTAATACCGATAATAGTTTTAGCATGGTATAAAGATAAACCATTACAAATCTCTTGACCCGACGTCTCTGTGTTTCTTCATCAGAAGGGTTCGTTATATTTGCGAATGGACCCGCGAATAAAAGTTCTTTTTGATTAAACAAAGTCTCTAATATATATCTCATTATCTGACCAGCTCGTCCAGCTGCCTCTTCGGCAGCTTTCACCGCCATATTAAATAATAGGATCAAACTGAGAACACCTACCTTTACGGTGCGACTGGAAACATACACTGTCGCATCAATACCGAATTTTACACCTCTTTCTGAAAGCGATTTGATAATTCTACCCCAATTAAATACACTTTCTCTTAATAATTCTCCTACCCATCTCGCAGTTCCAACATCAAAATATATTGGGACTGGGAAATTAGGAAAAGCGGTTCCTGGCCCCAGAATCTTTTCATAACCAGAAAGAGGTTGTGATGGTGGTGGATTTACTATGCAACTCACTGATCCATCTTGCTCTGAAACAGTCATTGATTCAGATTGAACAGCGGAATATTCTATCATGATGCGCTTAAATAATTCAAACACACTATTACCCGATTCTAATATATCGGTTGTATTATCACTAGGTTGTGGATTAAACGACCCGATAGCCCATTTAAGTTGAGATGCTATTCGGGGTTGTAATCCCATTTCACCTTGTTCTTCGGTATCTATTCTAAGTGTGGCTGGGTCAGAATCATCGCTTGGTTCATCTTCTCTCGGTGGATTATTACATAATTCAATTAATTTGATCCAAAGTGATCCAGTAGAAGGAGTTATATCTTGATCTGGTAACATTTTTTGTATAGTCCTTAGAGTATCATTATCACCTGACATTAAAAGTGTTTTTAAAGCACCGTATACATCATGTACTCTGGGACCAGATGGAGGATCTACGAGTAAAGATAGTTGATCTTCTATTTCGCCCCTTCTTAATTTCCCAGAAGAATCCCCTATAGCTTTCCTGGCCCCATATCTACCAGGGGTTTTACGTTTCCCATATGGATTATATCTATCTGACATATTTATAGTATTAATTATATTTTTTTTATATTTAAAAGATAATATTATTTTGCGGAATATATCTTCATTTAATATCTATATAAAGATATAGATATATATTTAAATAGTATGATTTATTATTCAGAAGATACAGTTAATGATTTATTTCATGATGAAACATTTTTAAAAGACTGTGAAGATTATAAAACTTCAAATGATGAACTAACAAAATGTATGAAGTTCATCAATAATATTGAATTAAACAAGAAATATTTCAGACTTGAAATGAATAAACGAAGAGGTTATAAGAAACGCAATCAATATAAGGAAACAGATACAACATGTATTAAAGAAGTTAATAGTCTCTTGAATAAATTAACTGACAAAAATATATTATCTATAAGAACAAAGATTAAAGACAAACTCGGTGATAAAATCTATCTAAAAAATTTAACCATAGATAGTATACTTGAAAAGTGCATCATACATACACCATACATATCATTATACTTAGATTTGATTAATTATTTATATGGCAGTGATAACAATGATATGATTCAATCATCAACTGATAAACTATATCAATCAATTCTAAATATTGAGTTTAAAGAAGAGAGCGATTATTTGCGCATGTGTGAACGCAATAAAAAATTAGATAAACTGATAGGACATTCATTATTAATCACCGAGTTAGAAAAGAAAAAGATTGTTACTGGTAAAATTCATCCCGCATTGGAAACATTAATGGAAAATTTAACCGTTTACGATGAAGATGAAGAAAAATATAAATGTGTTCAGTGTTTATACAATATTTTCAAATCTTATTATGGTGAATACATCTTACCAGAGGGATATAATCAAAAGCTAAAAACACTAATTGATAATGAAAAATCTATGAAAATTAAATTTAAACTAATGGATATCTTGGAGCGTAAATAAAGTAAACGAATTCAAGTAATTATATACATACATTTCTACCGTGAATCCCAACAATAAAATACTTATCATTGTACATCTTTCTATTTTTTCATTCATCATTTTATATTGATTATATTATAAAAGATGATATCAAATTTATATTTACAAAAGATCGCTATCTTATTATTTTTCATCATGTTTGTATATTCGGGATTCAATAAAATTCCAAATTTTACAAAACTCGTTTCAGGTTTAGCGAAGAAAACACATCTACCGTTTCCGATAAATGAATTGGGTATGATTGGTGTTATACTTTTAGAAACTATAGGAGCATTAGTTGTTGTTTATTATTTCTTATTCGGTGAAAATAAATACATAAGCAAAGAAGTAGTTAAGTATATTGTATCTTTATTTATACTATTCATGATTGTTGTAACACCTTTATATCATCCTCCCACGGATAAAATCATACCATTTTTGGCGAATGTAACTACAACCGGTGGATTTTTATTAATCTATAACTTATTATAAATGATATCAAATGAATCTTTATTTTTAGTTTTCAACGCATTGGTTGGATTTTTTAGCGATATAGTATTAAATATCATAGCAAAGCATGATATTTATAAACCAATTACTACATTAAGACCTTATTTTGAAAATAAAACCATGTTTCAAGCCGCATTCTATGCTTTACTAACTGTTGTCATCATTGTGGGAATTATCATGAAATTATTTCAACTATTTTACAATAAATACTTACCCGAAACAAAGAAAGAATATGTTATTTATTTTATCCTAACATTTATAGTAGGATATATAGGAGATATTGTAATTTATAAATTAAATATCTTCCCTAGACTAAAAACATATTATAAAGTTGTTGGAAAGGGATTATGGGGTTCTCTCGCTATCTTATTCTCAGTGGTATTATCGTTAATCGGTATACATGTTTATAGAAATGTCAAAGTATTCTAAACAATAAATTCACGAATATATTCTATTAGTTTATCCCTATGCATATATAACCAATGTAATGTAATACTATTTTCGATATTCTCCAATAAATCATATTTATCTTTACCTCCGATATTTTTTATTTGTTTCCTAATATCTCTTAATACTGGTAATTCGCCAATACCTTTTTCAAAATTAGTTAAATTTTGATATTTTATTTTAGCTTTAGTATCATATGGAGCTTTCCAATCAGGTCCCTCATCTATTTCCATTTGAGCCACAACATAATGTTTGTTTTCTAAATGATGAATACTTCTTTTAATTAGTCTCCCATCACGTGTATCTAATCCATTATAAACCCAATAATCATCACCTCTATCAAAAGCTTTTTTTCTAGCACGATCTAATGTATTATTTTCATAAAATAAATCATTTCCATAAATCATATCGTCTGGTAATAGTATTATACCAACTTTATTTATTACATTTCTTATATTTAAATTTAATGTTAAAGTATCCTTAAAGATTGGTACATTAAAAGGATTATTTATTTCATCAAATAACAGATACATGTTTAGCCATACCACACCTTTGAATAATTCAGTGATATTTAAACAAAACTTACTATATGATTCACTGTATTTCTTTCCCTTTTCCATCTGATATTCATGTAAATATTCACAATCAACATTATCACATACATCTAATTTGAAAGCATATCCAACATCTTCTCTATCTTTACCATCACTCTCAATTAATTTCTTTTTTATTCCTTCTTGTCTTTCAATATACTTATTACATTTTTTGATATTACGATTATCATCTTTTTTTGTATATTTTTCTAAATCGTTCCTTTTAGCCATAATACGCATATCAATTTTCTTTAGAGCATGCTTTAAAGTTACCTCTTTTTTAGATAATTTACTATCATCAACTAAATATGAAATAAAAACCAAATATAGTTTTTGTAAAGGATTTAATTCATCTATATTTTTTCTTTTTCCCAATGTACTATTTAATATACTCATTGTCATACATAAACTATTGCATTTTATTTCTTTCACAATATTTTTATCTTTTAGCACTTTCCAACCTCTATTAAAACCAGTTTTTAAATAAGGTAATAATAAATAATCGTCTTTATCTAACAAATCATGATACGAAGAAGTTAATGTCTTATAACCATGATTTAATAATTCTATATATTTCTTAGCTTCACGTCTATTACGTATACTACGCTTTTGTTTATTCGTTTTATTTCGCTTTTGTTTATTCGTTTTACTACGCTTTGTCTTGCGTTGTGTTTTCCCCATATAATATATATATATAAAATATTATGGATCCGGAATTAAAATCTAAATTAAATAGCTTAGAATATAAACTCATTGATTTAGAAGTAAAATTAAATACTATTTTAGAGTTGTTAGAAAAAGATGTTCAACCGAACTGTAAGAAGATGAGTAGTCATATAGATTTTGTAGACGGCGTATATGAAACTGTTAAAAGTCCTCTAGGATATATCTGTAGTAAAGTAAGTGTTCAAAGTGGAAATAAAGAAGCATATAGCTTAGCGGATAAAAAATAATTTATTGTAAGTTTTTCAAGAGTTAGGTGGCGGCGTTTATTTGTCTACACAACTATAAGTTACCGAGCCCCCACCCGTGGGTCCAGGCATAATTGATCGTTGACAAATTTTACCTGCTATACATAAACCGTCATTTATTGGACCGCAATCTGGTATACCACAAGTATCATTTTGTAACATCTCCAAAGGTGGTTTACATATACACTTATATGCATTCATGTCATACTCGCAATCATCTTTATTTTTACAATATTCTGGTAGGCCCCTTTTACACCGCCACTTAGTATCGGTCGGATCACAATAACGATCGGTTTCCAAAAAATCTTTTAACCATTCATCTTCTGCGTAAATCTGGACCCCATCATATTTACACTTTTCGCTTTTAATATTACTTTTCTCAATTTTTTCTAAAATAGATTCATTTGAGCAAGTTTCATTAGAATCTCCTTTTATATCAGCAATTTTCGCCCTTATATCCTCAAAACAATCACTCTGTTGTTGTCTACAAAAATTAGTTGTATCACTACAATCTTTTAATGGGTTTTGCCCTTTATAAGATATGCTACTATCCACTGCCGGCCCATAGTTTGGTACAGGGAGAATTCTGTCTTTTGATTCTGAATTATTCCAAATTATGGTATCATTTGTAAGACAACTATTACAAATATCTAAATTATCAGTACACCGTTGGTTTCCATCTAAACTATAAAAACTGTTATCATCGCAGTTAGGACAAGACTGATAAGTATTAGGATTCTTATCATCAGGCTTTTTACACGTCAAATAATTATCTATAGTCTTCTTATCACTATTTGTATAGTAATCATCATCGTGCATGGAATTACACACGATCCAGTAATGATTATCTTCATCTACCATATATCCAATACAAGCTTCTATTTGATTTGTATCTGTATTATAATAAAACTTACTTAAACAAGGGTCATAATTTTTCCAATGTTCCCCGAAACTCTTACAATATTCAATAGATTCCTCCGAAGTCATTTTATTTACATATTCTAAATTTGCTACTCCTTCTATGGCGTAATT